ATTCATTACAAAATCAATGAACAACCTCACAGGCGTTTTTGATAAAATTAAAAATATGTTCAACAATATTGTTGATTCAATAACCAATGCATTAACTAATGGAGTATCAGCAGGTATTGCCAGAGGTGTTGCACTAGCATTACCGGGCGGTGACACTGCCAAAACTTTAAAAACATATGATGCGTTAGTTGATGCTTATAGAAATGCACAAGACCCTGATCAAAAAAATGCGGCATTGGTAGCACTGCTACAAGGTACTGGTAAATCTGGAAAAAATCAGTATCGATTAGATGCAGATAGAAAGAAAGCAGATCTTGAGGCTGGTATAGTCAAAGATGACTCAGCATATATGACACCAGTAACAGGACGTAATGGACAAGTAAGAGCAATGACAGAAGCTGAAATTGAAAATTACCTTCAACGTAAAATTGGAGAATATTATTCAGGATCAATCACAGGATACAAGGCGCCTGGCGCAATTGCCGACGAGTCCACACAAAACAACAACGCAGGCACACAGCAATCAGATGGTATGGGCGGGTCTTATAGAAGCAAAATCAGAATAATGCCAATGTTTGGTGATGCTCAGAGCTTTATTGAAAAAGGTGAAATGACCGAAAGCGAATATCGAAGAAGACATATAGAAATATTACAATCCACGCTTGATGCTTTACGTAATGTTGATAAAAACACAGGAAAAACAGCAACAACAACAGACAGACACTATGAACTCACATCTAGCCAAGCATCATAATTATAATAAGGTTGACACTGGAGTTTAATTCTGTTAGTATTTTAAAAAAGGTTTAAAATAAATAATATTATGAGTTGGAAAAAATACTTTAAAGAATACGATACTACACAAGGCATCAAAAGTCCAATGGGCTCAGTTGGTGTGCAAAACACCGGAAATACGGGCCATGCTAGATACAACACATGGTTACCTGAAGTGTATGCAGGACAGCCAAACAGAATTGAAAGATATTATCAATATGACATGATGGATCTAGATACTGAAATCAATTCAGCACTAGATACTATTGCAGAATTCTGTACACAAGTAGACGAAAAAACACAATCACCGTGGACTATATTCTATAAAGATGAACCAACAGATACTGAAACACAGATTTTAACAAATGCATTACAGCAGTGGAACAAAATAAATGATTGGAACAAACGTGCTTTTAAAATGTTTAGAAACACAATTAAGTACGGTGATCAGATGTTTGTTCGTGATCCACAAACATATAAATGGTATTGGGTCGATCCAGGGTTTGTTGACAAAATTGTAGTCAACGAAGGTAAAGGAAAAAAACCCGAAGCATATTTTATTAGAAACTTAGATCTAAACATTAAAAATTTAAATCTAACATCAGACTCATATTCAAAATTTAATACACAATTAGGTTATGCAAGTTCCACACCATTTCCAGTAGGTGGTATGGGATCAAACAAAGCATATCAACCAAGAGGTGCAACAACGTCAAACCTACCTGGCGGATATGGTTCAAGATTTCAAAGAGATGCAACAGTGTATCCAATTGATGCAAGTCATGTTATACATTTGAGTATGACAGAAGGCATGGATAGATTTTGGCCTTTTGGTTTATCTATTTTAGAACCAGTTTTTAAAACCTTTAAACAAAAAGAATTACTTGAAGATTCTATTATCATTTATCGTGTACAAAGAGCACCTGAAAGACGTGTGTTCTACATTGACGTAGGCAACATGCCAACTTCAAAAGCAATGGGTTTTATTGAAAGAGTAAAAAATGAAATTCATCAAAGACGTATTCCATCACAGTCAGGCGGCGGAACAAACATAATGGATGCTACTTATAATCCATTATCAATGATAGAAGATTATTTCTTTGCACAAACGGCTGAAGGCAGAGGCTCTAAAGTTGAAACATTGCCGGGCGGTACTAACTTAGGTGAAATTGATGACTTGAGATACTTTAATGACAAACTAATGAAAGGTTTGAGAATACCAAGTGCATATATGCCAAGTTCACCAAATGATCCACAGACTGCATTCACAGATGGAAGAGTTGGCACAGCATATATTCAAGAGTATAGATTTACAAAATTCTGTAAAAGACTACAGACGTTTTTACAGCCAGCTGTTGATCATGAATTTAAAATGTTCTTAAAACACAGAGGCATTGAGATTGATTCAGGGTCATTTGAATTACAGTTTAATGAGCCACAAAACTTTGGCAAGTATAGACAAATTGAACTTGATTCACAACAAGTACAAATTTGGAACCAAGTAAATCAAATTCCTCATATGAGTAAACGTTTTGCTATGAAGCGTTTCTTAAAACTTACTGAAGAAGAGATTTATGATAACGAAAGACTGTGGGCAGAAGAAAACAAAAACTCTATGCCTGGTGAAATGTCACAAGGTGAAGGACTAGGTTCTGTAGGAGCGGCGCCAATGCCATCATCTGGGTTCACTGGCGGTGATACAAACACACCAGAACCGGGCGGAGAAGAATCGCCAATATCGGGTTCTGAGCAAAATCAAAATACTTCCGGCGAGAATGAATAGTGCAATGGACAAAAACAGAAGTTTTTGACATTATTCTCAAACAAATAGATTCACTACATATATTAGATAAAGACGTATCCATGATACATAAACGTATCAATAATCCCACAGTGTCTGAGTGGCTTTCTAGGATTAAGTTTGATAAAAAAATTAGTGTAATTGAGTTAGGTTGTAGTATTGGTCACTTACCAATATCAGAATTATTATTTGGTAATTTAAAAATTAATTCTTGGATAGGTTATGATTGTGATAAAATTGCAATTAAAACTGCAAATGTTCTATCACAAAAATTTAATTTAAATAGCAAATGTAAATTTTTCCATTCAGCAGTAAGCTCTTATAAAAACAAATATGTTTATTATACAGACAGTGCGTTGTTAGGAGCTCAAGTATACAAAACTAAAAAAGATTCTTTTACAAATAAAACACCAAACTTGCATTATAAAAATTTACCAGCCTGTGACTTATTATTAGTTGATATAGAAGGCGAAGAATTTAATATTGACTTTAATCAAATGCAATATACATATTGTATTATTGAAACAAATACAGTTCAAGCAACAAACAAATTTATAAAAAACTATATGTCAAACACAAATAATTTTAAAATATTACAGAATTTTAAATTACGTAAAGATAAAAATACCTTTTTGATTGTAAAAAATAATTAAACATATAAATACAAGTGTTATGAGATACAACGAATTAAAAGAAGCATATTTTCCAGAGCATGACAAGTATCATAGAGCTGATATTGGCAGTTCAAGAAAAACCCGCTTGACTCTTAGACATCTTAATAAACTAAGAAAAGTTAGAGAAATTAGGAGAAAAGATCAAGAAGACAATAAAGAATTTGTTGCAAAAATGTATGGTACACCTGTAGAAATGGCGTAAAAATTTCTATTAAAAACATACTTTTTTGAAAATGTTTAAAAAATCACTCGTTTTCTACCCGATTTACCGGGATTTCCTTGTTTTAGTGTAAATAACACTATAACAATATGATTATTTCGCGAGAAATCGTATAAGGAGATTACACAATGTCACAAATGAGTTCAAAACTAGAGCAAGTGTTAGAGTTTCTAGTGAACGGCGAACAAGACAAAGCTCAAGAACTTTTACACGACACAATCGTAGAAAAGGCTAGAGAAATTCACGAAGAAATCGTTAATTCACAAGAAAATGACACAGTAACAGAAGAAGAATCATCAGAAGAAACCACAGAAGAAGCAGTTGAAGAAGCTACTGAAGAAGCTACTGAAGAAGCAGTTGAAGAAGCTACAGATTCAGAAGAAGAAGCAGTTGAAGAAACTGTAGGCGGTACTGGTGATCAAGAAGAAGATCTTAAAGCAGAACTAAAGCAAAAAGCTGAAGAAGATGCTGAAGAAATTGATTACGAACAAACTAACGAAGACGACGACGACGATGCTGAAGAAGACGAAGAGCATGAAGAAGAAGTTGAAGACATGAAGAAAGAAGTCAACGACATCGAACAAGCACTTGAAGATCTTAAAGCAAAGTTTAACGAGTTAGTTGGTAATAAAGACGAAGAACCAGCTGATGAAGAGTCAGATGAAGAAGACAACGGCGACATGGGCATGGAAATGCCAGCTGAAGAATCTGCAGAACCACTAGAAGAAGCAGAATTAAAAGCAGTTAAAGTTGATCACGCTGACGGTTCAGATGCAACTAAATCACCTGTAGCAGGTGCACCAAAAGAAAATGCCAACGGCGCAAAACCTGGTGTATCAACAGGCGGTGAAGAAAAAGGTGGTCAGGCTCCAAAAGCAGGTAATATGGGTGCTACAACAGAACCTAAATTATCTCAAGTAAAAGCAGATCACAGCGACGGTTCAGACTCATCAGCTAAATCACCGGTAGCGAGTAAATAATTATACTCAAGGAGAATAGCAAATGAGTTTTCGTCCATTAACAGAAAGTTTAACTTATGATCAAGCAAAGATCAAAGTTATACATGAAGGCAAAGATGACCAAAAACACTACTATATGGAAGGTGTTTTTATTCAAGGTGGAGTAGTAAACGAAAACAAGCGTGTTTATCCGGTTGAACAAATCCAAAAAGCAGTAGGAACTATCAAAGAGAGATTAAATTCGGGTTACTCAGTAATGGGTGAAGCCGATCATCCTCAAGGTTTACAAATAAACATTGATCGAGTCTCTCACATGATTGAGAATATGTGGATGGATGGTCCAGACGGATTCGGCAAACTAAAAATTATGCCCACGCCAATGGGTAAAATTGTTTCAACTTTGCTTGAAAGCGGATGTAAATTAGGAGTAAGTTCAAGAGGTGCAGGTAACGTAGGTAACGACGGTAAAGTTTCAGATTTTGAAATTGTTACAGTTGATATTGTTGCTCAACCTTCGGCTCCTGATGCATATCCTAAGGCCATATACGAAGGCTTACTAAATATGCATGGCGGCATGGGATTATTAAATCTTAGTCGTGATGCTGTGTATGATCGTAGAGCTGAAAAGCACTTAGCTAACGAGATTACAAAGATAATAACAGAGCTAAGATTAAAATAAGGGAGATTCAGATGGCAAACATTACAGAAATTTTTGGATCCGAAGCACTTTCTGAAGAAGTAAAAATTCAAGTTCAGGAAGCGTGGGAGAAAAAGCTGTCTGAGGCTCGTGAGGAAATCTCTGCAGAACTTCGTGAGGAGTTCGCACAACGTTATGAGAATGATAAATCACAGATTGTAGAAGCTATGGATAGCATGATCACTGATACTTTGAAAAAAGAAGTTAGTGAATTTGCTGAAGACAAGCAAAAACTTGTTTCAGAAAGAGTAGCTTATAAACAAGCAGTTGGTGAACATTCGGGTTTATTAACGAAATTTGTCAATGATGTTCTTGTTAAAGAAGTACATGAACTACATGGTGACAGAGATGCACTCAAAGGTCAATTTACAAACTTAGAAGAGTTTGTAGTCAGACAACTCTCCAAAGAGTTAACTGAATTCGAACAAGATAAAAAAGATCTAGTTGAAAAGAAAGTTCAATTAGTTTCTGAAGGTAAGAAAATTATCGAAGATACTAAATCGGCTTTTATCAAAAGAGCGGCAGATCTTGTAGAAAAAACAGTTGATTCAACACTTAAAAATGAGCTCAATACTCTTAAAGAAGATATTAAAGTTGCTAAAGAAAACAACTTTGGTAGAAAAGTATTTGAGGCGTTTGCAGGTGAATACATGAGTTCTTACCTCAATGAAGGTGGGGAAATTCGTAAGTTGAATGAACAACTTACTGATCAGCAGGAAAAAACCAATAAAATGGAAGGTAGCCTAGCTGAAAAAGATGCTGAAATTGAAACAATGACAACAAAGCTAAGAATAGCTGAAGACAAGATTCAAAGAGAAAGAACACTTAATGAACTTGTTTCGCCATTGTCAAAAGATAAGCGTCAAGTAATGTCAGAGTTATTAGAATCAGTTCAAACTGTAAACTTAAGAAAGCAGTTTGAGAAATATCTACCAGCTGTGTTAAATGAAACTGCAACACCTGAGCAATCAGAAAATGTAGTAATCACTGAACACACAGGCGATAGAGCTGAATCAAATAACAAAGACGAAAATAATGATATCGTTAATATTAAACGACTAGCAGGTCTAAGGAGTTAAACATGACAGACAAAACTATTACAGAGAACTGGGATAATACAAAATCTGCTCTGCTAGAAGGACTTGAAGGTCAAAGAAAAGAAACAATGTCAAGAGTATTAGAAAATACTCAGACATATTTGGCCGAGGCGGCTACAGCAGGTGCAACAGGCGCCGGCAACGTAGCGGCTTTAAACAAGGTTATCCTTCCAGTAATCAGAAGGGTTATGCCTACTGTGATCGCAAACGAAATCGTTGGTGTACAACCAATGACTGGTCCAGTTGGACAAATCCACACATTAAGAGTTAGATACGCTGACTCATTCAACTCAACATCAGGTACTGATACTACAGCAGGCGATGAAGCATTATCACCATTCAAAATTGCTGAAGGTTATTCAGGTTCAGTTGATGACAAAGCGGCTTCAACATCAACATTAGAAGGTGCGGCTGGTAACAGACTAAGCATTCAAGTGTTAAAACAAACTGTTGAAGCTAAAACAAGAAAGCTATCTGCAAGATGGACTTTTGAATCAGCACAAGATGCCAATTCAATGCACGGTCTTGATGTAGAAGCTGAAATTATGGCGGCTCTAGCACAAGAAATTACTGCTGAAATTGATCAAGAAATTTTAGGTTCACTAAATTCTCTAG